GGCGTCATAGGCTGGTCGATGAGCTGCGGGATGAAGCTGCCATAGCCCCGGCGCATGACGCGCGAGCCGATGGGCGTGGTGAGAATGTCCGTGATGGACTGGCTGATGTGCGCCGCGTAGTCGATGCTGCGGCCGGTGCTGACGTTCATCATGCTGTGCCCCCGATAGGTTCGCCGCTGTTGCCGCTGCCCGGATACACACCGCCATGGGGGTGCGTGCGCAGGCTTACGCCGCTGGCAATCACATCCTGAGTCGTGCGCAGCGTGCCCTGGATTTCCGCCGCGCCGTTGGCACCTTCTGCCGTCCCACTGCCGCGCATGCCGCCCTGGTAAGTCAATGAGCCTTTGACGAGGCAGTGGCCTGTCATCGTGACCTGGGGGCTGTCGATGGTGACGCTATCCGGCGCCACCAGCTTGGCCGTGCCACCGCCCGGCAGTGTGGCCACCAGAGCATGAGCCGCATGGTCGTACTCGATCACGGCGCCGTCTGGATATTTGGTGATGGTCTTATTGGGGTCGCTGCTGGGCGCTGGCTTGCCGGTACTGTTGAGCCCGACGATGACCACGGCCGCGCCCAGGTCGCCGCTGGGGGACAGCACGGTAGCTTGTTCGCCAACGGTGGGCGGGTTCCATGTGGTGGTGTCGCCCGCGCGGGCCTCGTGATAGGGGCGCCAGTCCGTGACCAGTTCGCCTAACGAGACACGCACAAGCGCGGGTTTGCCAGAGCCGCCGTGGTCCACGGAATGGATGGTCCCCACGCGGACCATGTTGTGCAGCAAGCGCTGCATATCGCCAATGGCGAGGGCCGGATCAGAATTCATGCAGCCGACTGTGCCGGGCAGCACGCGGGCGCGCGAGCGGCGGGCAGTGTGTAGGCAATCCGCACGCAAAGGAATCCTCAAGTGCCCTATTTGGTCATTTACAGGCGACTAAGAACTTCCTCAACAGACCCTATGCCAATACTGGACAGCACTATCAAACGCTGCTGTTGATTCATTACCCGCTTGCTGGCAGTCCTAAGCGTGCTGTTGGAGAGCCCGGGCTCTGCCTACTAGGTTTCGCGGAATTTTTATACTTTGTCGTTTCTGACCTGCGCTTTCAATCCGCGGATGAACGCCACTGTCTGGATGAGCCAGTGTCCAGAACATCCTGCAAATTTTTCTCTCTAAATTAAGTTATGTTTGCTATGAATAATGATTCGAAATCACTGGATTCTGAGTATCCGAAGGCACTCGGTACATTCGAGCGATTGGTAATCGTCGCTATAAAAATTTCAGATTCGTCCGGCGGAATTCATACAACCAACCTAGGCATACAAAGCACAAAAATCTACACGCGCATAACGCTCAGTGCGATGACTATCAACGCGATCCTTCCAGAAAACAAAGTTAGTGGAACTCGCCTTTGGGATTTCCCATCGGTTGCAGTTCTGACGCGAGCATTTATAGAAACATGTCACCGTTATTTTTACCTAGTCCAGCCTGGACTGTCCGAGGTTGAATCTGGGTTTCGCTTAAAGCTTTTCTACTACCACATGAACTCTGAGAAGTACCGGCTATACAAGGAGTTCGGGGCAAGTCAGGAAATTCTGAGGCCATTCGAAGAGAACCTGCCTCAGTCAAAGTTGGAAGTGATGTCATCTCCAATTTATTCTGAATTGTCGAAGAACAAGGCGGAAAAAATTCGAAGTGGGAATGCCGAAATGCATCTGAGCGATGATGAGGTCGCCGCGGAGTTTTCACTGATTGGCGGAATCTTCAAGCCTATTTATCGACTGCTGTCCAACCATTCTCATGGCTCCCCCTTCGCCACCTACACGCAGTCCAATGAACGCGGCCGCGGCACTGAAAACGCAGCAGAAAAGAGCTACCTCGTGCTGATGCTTAAGTTGCTAAACCAATACCTTAGCTGCGCGATCATTTCGCAAGTCGCACTTTTATCGCTAGAGAGCGCCGATCCCGAAGGCTATCTGTACGCCAAAAAAATCTTCTCCGCTGAGCGAACATAGCAGTACGCTAAACACGGACTGCCCATCAGTTTCATGCTCCTGCGGCTGGCTAGCCTCACATTCGAAGGACCGCTTTTCTTGTCGCACGAGGACGGTCCTAGCCTAGTCTTGAGCGGCCAACTGGTTTAGGACGTGTGCTGCAGCAAAATGTCCTCGATATCCTTGATCTCTTGCTGCGTGTAGCCAAGCAACTCACGGCTCGCATACTTCACCACAGGGCTGTTGCGGTCGCGGCGGTCCACCTTGTCGCGCAGGCCGTAGTGATGGACGCGGGCCACGTAGGAAACCCTCGGGTTCATGGCCACGCTGGCCATGTCTGCAGTGGCTTTGCGCTGTAGGTTGCGGGCTTTGCGCAGCCCCATGAACATTTGCCCACGAATGGCGCCCTGGCGCTTGGCCAGCTGCTCACGTGGGCGGCGTGGCTCATAGGGGGAGCCGTCAGGGTTGCGCTGGTCAGCAATACGTTGGGCCTGACTCTTGCGCAGATAGGTGGCCACCTCCAGCATGGCGGCCTTGCGGCCTGCTGGCTCCATGCGCTGCAGCAGTGGCGCGGCCCATTCTGCGAGCTGCTCCAGGGCGTCTGCCATCAGTCAAGCCCTTGAGTCTGATGCCACTCTGCGCCGATCTTGTCGCCGAGGTAAAGGCTATAGTCGCCGGTTGCATAGGGCTTGGGACTGTAGATTTCGCCCTTGTGCTCTGCGGTCAGGCGCAGGCGGCCCTGTTCGTCCCGGTCTTCCTTGACGATGACTGCCTCGCTCAAGTCCACCTCGATCACAAGGTCCACCTTGTCGTTGGCCAGGACTTCCACATCAAAGCGCAGCCCCTTGGCCGCCTTGTCCTTGTTCTGCAGCAGATCGGGTTGGTAGGTGCTGAGCCAGGCCAATATGGGGACGGCGAACAGATCCATATTGCCTGCGAAGTCCAGCATGATGAGGCGCACCGTGAAGCGGTATTCAAAGGAAAGCGTTTCACCGCTGCGCGCCACGATGTTGCCGGACTCCACAAACATCTTGAGCCGCTGCGGGTCTGTCTGCAGCTCAGGGATGGCGCCTGCAATGAAGTTGCGCAGGGATTGCGGTTTCTTCATGGCTGTGCCCCGTTGGCTTGGCGCATTACTTGGGCGTAGCCGTCAATGCAGGTGTTGAGGTCCCTGATTGCGTTGTCGCCGTCTTCGGTGATGTGGACAAGAGCTGCAGCATCCGCTGGGTCAATGTCGGTTCGCGCTTGGACAGGCCCAGGGGCGGCACTGTGATTGCTTCCCGGCTGGGCGGTGGTGCGGATTGACAGGCGCAAAGCGCCACTGCGCAGGTCAGAGTCAAGGCGATCAAAGGCAATCTTTGCATCAGCTTTTTCCAGTTGGTTGCGGTCTAGAAGCTGGCCGAGCTGCCCAGCCAGTTGGCCGCTGCGCTCGATGGAAAACTCCAGGCGCCGGACAGCGGCGGCGCTGTGCTGGGCCTGGGCTTTCTGCATGCCCCGATCTTCCGCGCGCTGGTCCACTGCATAGAGCAGGAGCAGCACGGCGATGGGGATGACCAGCCGGGTGAGGGTGGCGATGATGCTGGCGGGCGTCATGCTGGCAGGAAGTCCTTACCGTCCAGCATCTGGCCCAGGGCGCGATTGAGCTGCCAGCCGTATTGATACTTTTCATCCTTTGGGCGGCGCTCGGCCAGCTCCTGCAGATAGACCGACTGGCGAGCGCAAACCATGCCGAAAAGCACTCCACCGCCTTCACGCCCGCGCTTTTTGAGGAAGGTGCGCAGGGCGGCCAGGGTGAGGGTGCCAATGCGCCCATCCGCTGCGATGTCGGGATAGTCGGTGCCATTGCGATTCAGCACGTTCAGCGCCTGCTGCAGCTGCTTGGCGGCTGTTTGCTGCCCAGCCAAAACACCGAAGTCGAGCAGCGCTTCGGCCAGCGCCGGGTAGATTTCATCGACACGGTGGAAATTGGGCTCGATCCAGTAGCGGCGCAGGTAGATGGTTTGCGCCGTGGCATAAGGCAGGTCTCGCATGGGGCCGGTGTAGTCGTAGGCGCGAGCGGTGGCGATGGTGATGCCGTATTTAGTTTCCTTGCCCGAGTCCGTGGGATCGTTGGAATGACCGCCTTCGCGGTCGATCAAATCATTGATGTAGGTAACGGCGCTCATTCGGCACCTCCCTTGCGGCCTGCTGCGCTGTGGCCCGCAATGTCGCCTCGCAACTGGTCGGCCATTTCGGTGATGGTCTGGCCTTCGCTGCGCTTGAGCCAGAGGAAGACGCCCGCGACGATCCACGGGCCAGGGATGGAGCAGACCACCAGCGCGCAGCCCGTGATGATGAAAAAGCCCGCAATGGATGGCACGGCGGCCATGGTGGCGAGTCGCATGCCTGCCTCAAAGATGCCCGGCCAGTGCTGCATGAGAAGTACCAGCGCAGGCACGCCGAGCACAAAGCCGCTGACCAAGCAGGCCAGGACGCGGTTGAGCAGGTCGCCGCGCGGGTCGGTGCTGCGAAGCGGCACGAAACGCAGGCCCAGCCAGAAGGCGATGAGGCTGGCAATCACCGGCAGGGAGAAGAGGGCGAGCTTGTAGCCAGCGAAGGTGCCGACAGCAGAGGTGGGTTCAGACATGGCAGTGAAGTGGTTTGGTTGAGCAGGCGTCAGTCCCACAGGGAAATGGTTTTAGGTGCGGTGGGGACGGTGGGCGGGTCGGGCAGGATGACCCGCCAACCCAGGGGCAGAACAGGACCAAGTGCAGCAAGGCCTGGGTTCAATGCATAGGTGGCTTCTGTCACCCCTGCAGTGGTGCCCAGGTGGCGCAGACAAAGCATGTCCACGGTGTCCCCCTGCTGTGCCTGGACGGTGACGGTCATGGTTAGATCAGCTCCGATTCCATGCGGGCCACGCTCAGGATGTCGCGCACGGCGCGCAAGGCGTCCGCACGGTAGTCACTGGCCTGCAGCTCGCGGCGCTCATCGCCGGGCTCGGTGCGGCCGGTGGCGTCGGCACCCGCATAGCGCTCGATCAGGTCGGCCTTGGCGTAGGCGTAGACAGCACGCTCAAAGCGCAGCACGTTGACGCTGGTGCCGTTGATGGCGATGGCTGGGACAGAGGAAAGCGCATCGAACCCGGCAGCAGCTTGCGCGGCAGCCCAATTGCTCAGGTCCTTTATGACGCTGGCCAGGGCGTTGGCGGCTGCGTGGGTGAGGCGGGCAGCAGTCACGGAGCCGTCCACGTCCACGCTGTCGCGTAGCTTGGCGAGGTCGATGTGAGGCCAGAAGCTGCCTGCGTCCAGCACGCCCGTGATGGGCGGCTTGCTGGGCGGGTCGGTCACGATGATGGGCGGCGCGTTGGCAATCATGGTCATGGTGCTGGGCTGGTGTGGTGCCAACGTAGTGGGCGGTGGTCGCAGGGCGTTGCGGTAGGCCGAAGCCTTCGCGAGGCCCTGCGAGCCGCCCAGCACGGGGGCTGTGCTCGGTGGGTTTAGCGCTTGCCTTTGGCTGCAGGCTTGGCCGGGGTAGCTCGCTTGCGGGGTGCAGGGGCAGCGGTGGCAGTTGCAGCTTCCGGTGCAGCGGGTGCCGTCGCGCCATCGGTCTGGGGTGGTGCCGCCAGGGCGCGCAGCTTGCGCTCGATGCGCTCCATGTCTTTTTTGACGCCGCTCTGCGCGTCCAGCTTGAGCGCCTGGGCCAGCAGCGCCTGGACGCCGCCCAGGGTTTCCTGGGGGATGTCGTCCAGCGCCGGTTCCTCGGCGGTCTGGACCTTGCCCAGCATGGCATAGGCCGTGGCCTTGTAGAGCTTGGCGCGGGCTTGGTCGGGGGCGTCCAGGCTTTGAGTGATGCCATCCACAGCCGTCAGGTGCTCAGCCGGGTGGGTGTCGTCGGGCACCATGCCGCTGGCGTCTGGCTTGATGGGGCTCCACTGTCCGCCCAGGTAGGCGCCTGCGAACTCATCCATGAGCAGGGCGGCCGTGCTGCGGTGGTACTGGTCTGGCAGGGGCAGGTTGTGCTGCACTGCATAGGCGGCCATGCGCAATGCCAGGCCGTAAGCCCCGGCATCAATGGCCCAGACCATGGTGGTGGTGAGGACCAAATCTTTGGCGCCCTTGCCATTGGTCAAGGCGCCTTCGATCCAGGGCAGGTAGTCGGGCAGCATGGCGGCCTTGGCTTGGCGCTTGAGCTGTACCGATTCCATATTCTTTAGCGTGCGCTTGTCGGTGGCCAGCTTGGCCATCATCAGCTCGTATTCGCTGCCCTGGACCTCAATGCCGAACGGACTTTCGGCCTGGGCCTTTGCAGCCAGCACGCGGGCGCGGTGGCGCTGTGCGGGGGTGAGTTGCATGATGCGATTTCCGGTAGTTGCGGAGAGAGGCCGCCGCCAGATGCGGACGGACGGCGGCCCGGCTGGCCTTAGGCCTCGACGATTTCGATGTTCTCGACCATGGACGCGAGGCCGATGTCTTCCACTACGTAGTCGTCATTGCTGGACTGGTAGTCCTCCACGCGGTTGCGCTTGGGGTTCTCCACGATGTAGCGGCGACGGCCGCCGCGCTGCCAGTACACGGACAGGTTGTCCAGCGTGGTGATGAGCATGCCGTTCTCGGGGAAGAACGGCACTTGCACGGCCTGCAGACCGCCCACGCGCTTTTGGCTCATAACGATGTCTGCTGCCAGGGTTTCGCTGGGGGCCTGGGTGGTGTTGACCAGCGGGAAATACTTGTCGTGCAGCAGCTTGTCACCCAGGATGCAGACCAGCTGGGGATTGTTGCGATGCCAGGGGTCCAGCAACTGGCGGGCATCAAAGACCGCGGCGTCCAGATTCTTGAAGTCGCCAGTAGGGCCGACGACCACTTTGCCAGCTACCTTGCCCTCGTTCATGACGCGCTCGGACGCTTCTTCACGCAGCTTCTGTAGCCAGCCCTTGTTCACATCTTGCAGCAAGGGATTTGCCGCAAGGTTGGTATCCGGCGAGATGGATACGCCGTTGAAACCGATGCACATGCGATCCAGTGCTTGACGGTGGGCCAGCAGGCGCGCCACACGGACCTGGAAGTCGGGGAACTTGGCCCAGGCGTCGATGAGCGCATATTTCAGGTGCGAGTCGTAGTTAGTCTGCTGGCAGTGGTAGCCGCGTGCGCTGATGCCGGTCAGGTCGCGCGTCTGGCGGTCCTTGTCGGCGGTGTTGGTGCGGCTGGCGATGGGGCCGGACACGGACAATCCGAGCTTTTCGCCTTGCATTTCATCCACGGGGACGATGTTGATGCGCTGCAGAAATTCGCTGGATTCCTGCATTGCGTTTTCCAGCTTTTGCTGGACGCTGGGGGCGACGGCAAAGGCCTTGTCAGTGTCGGCCGTGCTGACGCCATTGAGTTGGGCCACACGGCCGAGAAATTCGTTATAGCTTTGGCGGCTTTCGTTGCGCATGAATGGTTCCTTGAAGTGGGACGGAATGGGGAGTTGATGGTTTAGAAGTCGGTCTGTTGCTGACCGGCGCCACCGCTGGCCACGGGGCGGCGGTTGGGGGCTTCGGTGTTGTCCAGCTTGGCGAACTGCTGCTTGAGCTTGTCGATGTCCGCGCTCATGGCCTGCAGCGATTGGTCGGTCTTGGCCTGGGAGGCTTGTGCGGCCTGGACATGCTTGGAGAAGTTGTCGCCCAGCTGGCCAAAGCCATCGGCCACAGCTGCAAAGCGGGCGTCATCGGTGACTTCTTTGCCGGTGAACTTGGCCACGGCCGCGGCAATGCTGGCCTTGAAGCTGGCCACGATGCCGGCGCTTTCGTCTTCCAGCTCCAGAGTCAGAGGCTCGGCCACGGAAAACACATCGTCGGGTTGTTCCTTGCGCTGCTTGAAGGGGTTGGCGTCCGGGTTTTTGGCAGCGAACTCCAGCATTTCGGTGCCCAGGCTGGCGGGGTTGTCGGTGACGGCCAGACCGACGAGATAGGCCTCGCCGCTATCGGCAAAGCTGGGACGGACCTCGATAGAGGTGTAGAGCTTTTGGCGGCGCTTGTTCAGCTCGACCAGTTCATCGGTGGCGTCGATCTGGGCGAGCAGAGCCAGCTTTTTCTGGCCGCCGATGTCCACCTCTTCGGTCTTGACGGCCAGCACATCGCCATAGGCGCGGAAGTCGCTGTTCGGGCCATAGCCGCGGATGTGCTCCATGTTGACGCGGGCGCCGTATACCTTGGGGTTGTAGTGCTTGGCGATCTGCAGCAACCAGTCGCGGTCGATGGTGCGGCCGTCAGAGGTGGCGCCTTCGACGGCGACGCGGAAGAAGCGGGATTTCTTGGACATGGATGGATGAGCCTCGCTGATGGGTTTGCCGGTGTCCGGCGATGAGTTCGCGGTGAGTTCTCATGGTGTCCAGCGGCCTGCGCCGCGTCACGCGGGTGTCGTTGTGGCGGCGCGGTGGACGTAATCGCGTGCTGGTTTAGATGGAGCCCGCCCGGAAAACTGCCTGCCATGGCACGAAAGAAACCGACCGGGGATGACTGCGCCCCATTTGCTGCAGGCGAGCAGCCACAGGCCAAAGCCGCCAAAAAGAAGGACGCTGATTTCGGTGCGCTCGTGCTCGCCCAGGCCCAGGAGCAGGGCAGCGCCATGCAGGCGGCCGTGCTGGCCAATAGTTCTCAGCCAAAACAGGTGGCGCGGTATCTGTACTGGCAGGGCTGGCGGCCCAAGCTGATAGCGGAAAAGCTGGGCGTTCCGGCAACCACGCTTTACGGCTGGCGCGATGCGGAAGAGTGGGACAAGTTCACGCCGCTCGATCGCGTGAACGGAGCGCTTGAGCTGCGCATGGTGCAGCTCATCATGAAGGACGAGAAGACAGGCGGCGACTTCAAGGAAATCGACCTGCTTGGCCGCCAGCTGGAGCGCACCGCACGGGTGGAGCGCTACCAAGAAACCGGCAAGGAAGGGGACCTAAACCCCAATATTGCCCGCCGCAATGCCGCCCCCAAGCGCAAACCCAAGCGCAACGAGTTCACGCCCGAGCAGACAGAGCAGTTGCTTGAGATATTCCACGCGGGAAATTTTGGGTATCAAAACCGATGGTTTGAGGCCCAGAAAGAGCGCACGCGAATTCTGCTCAAGTCGCGCCAGATTGGGGCAACCTTCTACTTTGCCCGCGAAGCCTTGATTCGCGCTGTGTTGGAAGGGCGCAATCAGATTTTTCTGTCCGCATCCAAGGCCCAGGCGCACCAGTTCAAAAACTACATGGTGGCTTTTGCCAATGAAGTGGGGGTAGACCTGGGCGGCGATCCCATGGTGCTATGGAATGGCGCCGAGCTGCACTTCTTGGGCACCAATGCCAAGACGGCCCAAGGCCGCAGCGGCGATTTCTATTTCGATGAGTTCTTTTGGACGGGCAATTTCAAGGAACTCAACAAGGTGGCCAGCGCCATGGCCACGCATAAGCATTGGCGCAAGACTTATTTCAGCACCCCATCGGCAAAGAGCCATGAGGCCTATTCGTTCTGGACCGGCGAGGACCGCAACCGGGGCCGGGACAAGACCAAGCATGTGCAGATTGACCTGAGCCACAAGGCGCTGGCCAACGGCCTACGCTGCGCTGATGGTCGATTCCGCCACATCGTGACTATTGATGATGCGCTGCGCCTGGGCTGCAATCTGTTTGACTTGGCCGAGCTGCTGGAAGAGTACCCCGACGACGAGTTTGCGAATCTATTCCGCTGCGAATTCATCGACGACAGCAATTCACAGTTCACGCTGCAGATGATGCAGGCGTGCATGGTGGATTCGTGGGAGGCATGGACCGACGACTTCAAACCTCTCGCCACGCGCCCATTTGCGTGGCAGCCAGTCTGGGTTGGCTATGACCCCTCGTTTACCGGCGACACAGCCGCCCTGGTGGTGATTGCACCGCCCAAGGTGGCGGGCGGCAAGTTCCGCCTGCTCCACCGCCAGCAGTTTCGGGGCGCGGACTTTGAGGCCCAGGCCGAGTACATCCGCAGCATTACTGAGCGGTACAACGTCACGTTCATGGGCATAGACACCACAGGCTTGGGCCAGGGTGTCTATCAGAACGTCATCAAGTTCTACCCGCAGGCGCGGTCCTATCACTACGACTTGGCGCTCAAGGCGCGGCTGGTGCTCAAGGCCAAGCAGGTCATCAGCAAGGGCCGCCTGGAAATGGACGCCGACTGCACCGATGTGGCCGCTGCGTTCATGGCCATCAAGAAGGTGCTGACGCCCAGCCAGCGCCATGTCACCTATCAGTCCGGCCGCTCGGACGACATCGGCCACGCCGATCTGGCCTGGGCGGTGATGCACGCATTGGATAACGAATCACTCGCCGGGGATGTCCACGGCGGCAGCTCATCTGTAGAGGTTTACGAATGACCAAAAAGAATCCCACCCCCATGGCCAAGGCTGAAACACAGGGAGGGCAGGTAGAGGTTTTTACCTTCGGGGACCCCGAGCCGGTCAGCCGGCTGCGCCTGCTGGACTACGTGGAAGCAATGTTTAACGGCCGCTGGTATGAGCCGCCGTTTCCGCTCGATGGGCTGGCCGATGCTTTCCGGGCATCGCCGCACCACAGCTCTGCGATCTACCTGAAACGCAACCTGCTGACATCGAGCTTTGTCCCGCATCCGATGATGTCGCGCGAAACCTTCAAGGCCTGGGCCACGGACTTTCTGGTGTTCGGCAATGGATACCTTGAAGCCCGCCGCGCGCTGTCCGGCCGCACCATGCGTTTTGAACATTCACTGAGCCGGTACATGCGCCGGGGCCAGGAGAAGCGCTATTTCTACGTGCCCAACTGGCGAGAAGAACATGAGTTCGTGCCTGGCTCCGTCTTCCATCTGCGTGAGCCCGACATCAATCAGGAGCTGTACGGCCTGCCCGAGTATCTGAGCGCGCTGCAGTCGGCACTGCTGAATGAGTCGGCCACGGTCTTCCGGCGCCGCTATTACGAGAACGGCAGCCACGCCGGTTTCATCATGTACCTGAGCGACAGCGCAGTGAGCAATAGCGATGTGGAGAAGCTGCGCGAGCAGCTGCGCAAGTCCAAGGGGCCGGGCAACTTCCGCAATCTGTTTGTCCATGCCCCAGGCGGCAAGCCCGAAGGCCTCAAGTTGATTCCCGTCAGCGAGATTGCCGCCAAGGATGATTTCAGCGCTATCAAGAACGCGAGCAAGGACGATGTGCTGGCCGCGCATCGCGTTCCGCCTGGACTGCTGGGCATCATTCCCAACAATACGGGCGGCTTCGGCAATGCCAGCCAGTCCCTGGAGGTGTTCCACGCGAATGAAATAGTCCCACTGCAGGGGCTGTTTGAGACATTCAATGAGTGGGCAGGCATGGACATTGTGAGGTTTGCTCCGCGGATGGTTAGCGGAACCTAAAGCCGATTCAATTCAAAAGCATCAGGGCGCGTTTGCGCCCTTTTTTGCGTCTGCACTGTGCCACCCCTTCGCTCAGCCACACGCGCGCACCAAGGCCGGAATCTGAGCCTTGCCGGCACCGTTTCACCCATGACAAAGGCCTGCAAGCCAGCCCCCTCAACCCCGTGGCGCGCCATGACGCCCCCGCCGCGCCTGCCCGCTTCGTGGGGCGCATATTACTACCTGGTCGGTCTACCTCAAAGCCGCGTCAATGCACGCAATGCATAGCATTTGGACTGCGTTTTGTATTACGGGAAATTACGAGGTTTTAAGCACAAGCTGTGCATCTGCTGCAGTGCTTGCGACGACATCCAGCCTGCGGGCCATGGGCTTGAGGATTGCATGCACAGAGGCTGCACTTACTTTGGCATTCTGAGCTGCGGCAAGCAGTTCGCACAGCGCCCCGACCGATGCGCTTAGATCATCAATCTCGCTCTGAAATTGCTCATTTGCTGAGTTCTTTGCCGCCATAACTACCTAACAGATACTGTATGTGCGTACAGTATATTCCGCACATTACTGTGTGAGCAAACGCTATCTTTTTTATACCGAGGCCACATGCAAGCGCCAATTTATAGCGACACGACTGGTAGAGCTGGGCTAGTAGTTAGGACGAAAAAAAACGCAGCGCCGATCTGAGATCGGCCTGCGTTTGTCAAAGCATGAGAGTCGAAGCGGGGGAAATGTCCCACTTGTGTCCCATTTCCATCAACAGCCATTGAAACTCAATGAGTTACTGGTCCCCCCGACAGGAATCGAACCTGTATCTGTCGCTTAGGAGGCGACCGTTCTATCCATTGAACTACGGGGAGGGACGCTGGATTCTACCCGTGTTGCCAGCCTGCGGATTCCAACCGACTTATTTATGTCAGCTCTGTACTGTTGACTTCGACAGAGACGTGGGTGAGTTCTTCGTGTACCGACAGCAACTGGCGGATGTAGTCGGGTGTGACAGTGGCTGCGCCCTCGACTGCGATGATGCAGGCATAGTGGTTCTTGCCCACGCGCCAGACATGCAGGTCGGTGATGGTGACGGGTTGCGGACCTTGCGCGATGGCATCACGTACCTCTTGCACGACGGGGGCATCCATTTCGGCATCGAGCAACACGCGGCTGCTATCGCGCAGCAAGCCCAAGGCCCACATTGCCACCATCACGGAGCCGACCAGGCCCATGACCGAATCCAGCCAGGCAAGGCCCAGGAGCATGCCGCCCAGCAACGCTGCGATGGCCATGACTGATGTGGCTGCGTCTGCAATTACGTGCAGATAGGCGGAGCGCAGGTTCAGGTCGCCATGCGCATGGTCGTGTCCATGGTGGTGCTCATGGCCGTGGTGATGGTGGTGCCCGTCCTTGAGCAGCCAGGCGCAGGCCAGGTTGACCAGCAGGCCAAGAGTTGCCACGCCTATTGCTTGCTGATAGTGAATGGCGGCAGGCGAGAGCAGGCGTTGTACGGATTCAAAGGCCATCAGGCCTGCAACCAGCAGCAGGCAGATGGCGCTGGTGTAGCCCGCCAGGATTTCTATCTTCCAGGTACCGAAGCTGAAACGTCTGTCATTGGCCAGCTTGCGCGCAGCGGCATAGGCGCTGACGGACAGGCCCAGCGCCAGCGCATGTGAACTCATATGCCAGCCGTCTGCCAGCAGGGCCATGGAATTGAAGTAATAGCCGGCGGTGATTTCCAGCACCATCATGGCCAGCGTCAGCAGCATGGCCAGCTTGGCGTTTTTTTCGCCCAGCGGATTGCCTTGGTCAAAGTTGTGGGAGTGTTGCCGGGTAAGGGGGGAGGCGGTGTATGAGGTCATGGTTGGCTTGTTTTCATATACTCTACCCCAGTATATTTTCCATGCCGGCAGGAGGACTACAATTCCTGCTTATGTCGCATACCGTTTCGAATCAAAAACCACTGCTCGCGCGCATTCGCCGCATCAAGGGGCAGACGCAGGCACTGGAGCGGGCTCTGGAAGAGGGGCAGGAATGTGCCGTGGTGCTGCAGCAACTGGCGGCTGTGCGCGGGGCCGTCAATGGTTTGATGCTGGAGCTGCTAGAAGGCCATGTGCGCGAGCATCTGGGCGCCGAGGCCGCGACGGCCGAGCAGCGTGAGCAGGACCTGGAGCTGGTCGTGAAGGTGCTGCGTTCCTACGTCAAATAAGGCGTGGCAGCAGGCCGCTGAGGGCCTGTATAGATGGATCAGGACTGCAGTTGCTCGGCCAGAGCATTGACGAATGGCTGCACGCCAGGATGCCTGCGTAGCCATTCCCTGCCCAGAAATTCTTCAATCGACTGCTGCAGCAGCCCCTGGTCGAACCGACTGGCCGACGCGGCCACAAGCAAGTCATGAGCGCGGTTCATGACTTGCTCGCTGTCTGCGGCCGCAGGCCCACCCAGTTCCTGCATCCATTCCTGCTGGATGCGGAGTATGAGCTTGCCCGCGGCGTGCTCAAGCGCAGTGCGGTTGCGTGGCATGGCAGGATTGATGGCTTCTGTCGCATGCCAGCAAGGGGATGAAGGCAGTTTTCATGCTTAGTCCTTGCGAACGGTATAGACGATGTCCATGGCGCTGGTCATGCCGGTCTGGGCGCGCAAGGTGACGCTGCGCGACAGGTCGTAGAAGATGTAGATGATGCCCATGGCTCCCGACAGGCTCTGCTCGTAGGTCAGATAGAGCTTGTCCGAGATACGCTTGCCCATGGTCAGCGCAGCGCCCGCTGCATCCGTGCCGTCCCCGCCGCCCTTGAAGCCGACTTCATCGAGCCCCAGGCTGCCAGCAATCTTGCCGCTGGAGCTGTTGCCACCAGCCAGCAAGGCCATGGCGGCCTGCTGAAGCAGGGCGCTGCTGGCCCCGCCGGAGGCGGGATCGCGGCCCATGACTACCCAGGAGAGCTTTTCCGCGTCGGGCAGGGCCGGATCAGAGTACAGCAGCACGCGTGGCGCACTGGCCGTGCCCAGCACCTGCACACCGGCCTTGACGGCAATATTCGGGCGCAGCGCCAGTATGTCCAGCGAGGGGTTGTTGTAGGGGCCATTGAAGCGGATCAGCCCGGTTTCCACATTCAGCGACTGTCCCCAGGCTCGGTAGCGGCCTTGCTCGGTACGGATTTCTCCGGTCACGCTGGGCGGGCCGCCGATGTAGCTGGCTCCTCGCACTTCAAGCTGGCCCAACAGGCGCGTGGTAATGCCAAAGCCTTGCAGCGCAAAGTCACGGCCCATGTCGAGCTTGACGAGAATGTCGGGCACCTTGCGCGGCGTGGCGCGGGCCTGATCCTTGCGGGCCTGTTGCTCGGCGCGCTGGCGCTCTTCCTCTTCGGCCTTGCGCGATGCCGCCGAGCGCACCACCACATCCTTGTCCAGCGACGGTGCGGACTCCTCGGGCAGGATGATGGAGGCTCTGTCGACCGTCAGGTCGCCGCGCAGCGTGAACTGGCCTTGCTCCAGCCGGGCCTGCAGATCGCCGGAGACGCTGACTTGACGGTCGGCGCGCACAAGCACCTGCAGCTTGCTGGCCTTGGCCTGCAGATTCATGCTCAGGCCCGATTCGGCCCCCGTACCCGGTGGTGTGAACTGGGCATATCCCGAGCCGGTAAGCTGGCCGCCGTCTTCGGGAGCTCGGGTCAGATTGCCGCTATATCCCAGAATGCGCGCCTGGCTGCCCTTTCCGCCCTTGAGGCGCAGTTCGGTGATGTCCAGTCTGGTGCCTTGCAGCTTGGCGCGCAGAATGCCGTCGCGCAGGTCCACGCCATCGAGCAGAGACACGATATTGAGCCCATCGGCCTTGATATCGCCCTGCCATTTGGGGTCCTGCAAGGTGCCGCTAATGCTGGCGTCCGCCGCCAGCGTGCCCTGAATGCGCCAGCCCGGTGGCGCAAAAAGGGCCCACAGCCCCATATCTGGCATATTGGCGTGCAACTGACCGGACAGAGGCGCCGTGGCGGGCAGCGTCCAGCCGTCTTGCTGATAGCTGAGCTGGGTGCGCAGGTCGGCGCTGAGCTTGCCTGCACGCTCGCTCTCCCAGAGTAGCTTGGCGTTGACCTGACTACCCTGTGCCTGTACGTTGAGGCGTACGTCCTTGATGCGCGAGCGCATGCCTGCGCCGCCGATCTGGCGCGTACGTGTCCCGCCGGCGCGTTTGGCGGTGGGGCCGGTAGTCTGGATGACGGTAGTGCTGGAGCCATCGTCCACTGCCAGACGCAGATCGCCTGCGGCGCGCTCGACCGTGAGATCGGCCTTGAGATCCTTGCCCAATGTGTCCAGGTTCCAGCGCGCGTTGAAGCTCAGGTCGCCGGAAATGCCGGCTGCTTCCAGCGGTGGCTCGTCATCGCCCAGGCTGAATGCATCGACCCATGCCAGCGGAACTCCAAGGGCCTGACCTGCGCTGCGCAGCCCCCATTGGCCGCTGCCGGTACGGGTGACGGAACTCGCCTCCCATGTCAGCTGGGCGGGAGGCAGTGGCTCGCTGCTGGTACGCCTGAGGCTCAGTTTGGGAGGCGTGATCTGCAGCTTGCCGGCGCTGAACTGATAGGCGGTGCTCAGCACCGTGCTGCCGCTGGTGCGCTGTTGGATCTGGACGGGGGCACCGGGCTGAAGCTGCACGACCCAGGGGCCGGGCTTGTTCTTGTCGGGTGTGAACTGGGCCTGCAGCTTTTCCAGACTGGCCTGCCAGTCCAGCGGTGCCATGGCCTTGCCGCCTGTAAGGCCGGCCTGCAAAGTAGTGTCGATCTGTATGCTCTTGCCAGCCTGCTGGGCCTGCGCGGTCAGACCGACCCTGGCATTTTCGGGGCTGCCGTCAATGCTCAATGCCAGCGCAGGCAGGTTGGCGCTCTGCTCGGCTGCGGTGCCGGCAGGCAGATAGCGAATTTTCTCGGCGCGTAGCTTGGCCTGAATCTGCAAGCCACTGGCGGGAATGGCCGCGCCATGGGCGGCACTCAGGCGCTTGAGCAGGTTTTCCCAACCGCCCTTCAGGGCCAGTTGCAAATCTGCGCTGCCATCAAGCTGCGCACCGCTCAGTGGGTCCTTGACGCCCGGCAGCTTGCGCAGCCATTGCGTGAGCGTGCT